AGCTGGTGCTCCTCACGGTCTTCAACACCGTTGTCTATATATTGATATAGAGGTGGGTTCGATTCCCATCCATCACCGCTAATATGGGGCTGTAGCTCAGTTGGGAGAGCAACGCACTTGCACTGCGTAGGTCGCTGGTTCGAACCCAGTCAGCTCCACAATGACCGATTCGTCTAGTGGTTAGGACTCCAGGTTTTCATCCTGGCAACAGGAGTTCGATTCTCCTATCGGTTACAAAAGTTACAACCTGAATGTAGTCAGGGTGCCAGAGTAGCTCAGTTGGTAGAGCATCTCACTTGTAATGAGAATGTCGTAGGTTCGAATCCTATCTCTGGCTCTTATATAAACAAAAAAAGGGAAGTTTTCACTTCCCTTTTTTGTTGCCCTACATTGATTGTAGGAATGTAGAGCTATTTCGTCCTACTTTCGAAATAAACCCACCAGCACCAACAAGGCGACAAGCCCAGCGAAACCCGACTCGCCGAACCCATTAATGATGGATGTGAGGTTACCTATAACATTAACACCAAAGATGCCAGTTCCGAATATTACTTCAGACACAGCTCCGATGGCTACAAAGGATAACATTAAATGACCTAAGTCATCAATCCATCCTCTGAATGTTGTTACGATTTCCTTCATTTGGTTTTCTCCCGTTTGTTAGAAAAAAAAGGATTACTCAGTAAATTCAAGAACCGAGTAACCCTCAATAATAACTATATTGTTAAGAAATAATAAACTTCAATATATATTTATATACGAGAGTTTTTCAGTTATACTATATTTATTATTAGGTAAAAACATTTAGGTGAATTATGGCTATAGATTATGAAATCTTTGATGGTAAATCACTATCATCATTATTTAAAGACATTTACGACAATACAACATTTAATCGCAAACAATTAGAAGTGCTAACAAGAGAACTTGTGCAGTTCATCAAGGATGGTGATACTGCAGTTCAGATAGTACCTATGATTAAAGAGTATTTAGAAATAAACGTAAAGAACGATGACCAACTCGTTAAGATGGCTGGTATCGTGCAAAGACTTATTTCAGCGGAAGGTAAAGTTGGTTCGGAAGATGAATATGGATTATCAGACGAAGAAAAAACACAACTACTTTCTGGTATGGAAGATACTATAAAAGACTTACAACAAGAATCAGACAATATTCACAATAAAATAGAATCAGTAAAGGTAAATTAAATGGCTTGGAAAGAGAAAAAATTTACAAATGTTGCTACATCTATACCATTAAGTCGGGGATTTGTCAAAGCAACTGAAATGAGTTCTTTTGTAAATAAACGAATAAGAGATTCACAATATGATTATCACGAAACTGAAGCGTTTGAGGTTACAGAAGTAATATTAAACAAACCTGGAAATCGTGCTAGTGTTAAAGGAACTTTTATAAATAATCCAAATCAACCAATAAAAGGTGATGTGGTTAAACCCAAAAACCCTAATATAGTAGCGGTTCCTGTTATCGGTGAACAAGTGGATGTTATAGAGTTGAATGGACAACATTTTTATACAAGTATTATAAACCGTAAAGGTTCTGTTAATGAAAATTCTATACCTGGTGTTAGTGGTGGTTATGTAAAGAATACTAAATATGGTGAAAAATTTGAAAGAAAAAATGTTAAACAACTTGAGATAGGTGAAGGTTGTGTCTTGTATGAAGGCAGGTTTGGCCAGTCAATACATCTTGATGGTCACCATAATGTACCCTCGATAAAGATACGAACAAATATAGATACGGGTGAGGGTGATTTGACTACTGAAAACCTTGATACAGACGATAGTTCAATTTACTTAACTTCAGATGGATTACGTGGAAAATCCTTTGCAGGAAAGAAGATTGAGGGGAAAAATATCATAATAAAATCTGACAATATATTTATTAGTGGGAAGACTATAAACATTAATTCAGAGTCAGGTGATACAATTAAAATGGGAAATCCAAAGTTACCGATGAAACCAACAGTTAGAGGAGATGTCTTACTTAAATTTCAAGCTGACATTACCACTCTTTTGGGTGATATACAATCATTACTTGCAATTCCTGACGCTAAAATCGCTGCTGTAAAAGCTGTTAGTTTACTTCCAAAAATAAAAAATGTAGTAGAAACAGTAACAAAACAAAAATTTTTAAATAAAGAAATACTAGCATCATAAAACAATAGGAGTTATTATGACCAAAAAAGACCTTGTAAAAATAATACGAGAAGTAGTTCGTAGAGAGGTACAAAAAGAAGTTAAAAAGATATTTATAAAGGAAGAAACTTCCCCTAAATTACTAAATATGGTATCTGAAATTAAACAATCGAGTACAGTACCACACACAAATTATACAAAAAACGAAGCTTTAAATAAAATTTTAAATGAAACTGTAGCACTTTCAAAAAAACAACCTACTGAAGAATATCCAACATTAGGTGGTAAAACTTTTGATACAAATAGTATGACTGAATTATTAGGATATAGTAAACCAGAAGAGGTTAAGCGGGATATGGTAGCTGTAGATACTATGCAAAAAATGGGTGTTACATCAGAACAATTACCAGAATCTTTAACAAACGCGTTAACAAGAGACTATTCTAGTTTAATGAAAGCTATGGATAAAAAGAAAGGTAAATAATAAATGTCAGCTTTAGAAAAAGATTTAAACCCTGATACCTATATTGGTTTATCTTTTCCAATGCGAAGAGATAACAATAATAACTTTAAATTAACAAAGACTTCATTAGAACAAGCTCAACATAATTTAAGAAATTTATTTCTAACTTATCCTGGTGAAAGAGTTGGACAACCTGAATTTGGTAGTAGAATACGAGCACTTTGTTTTGAACAGATAGATGATGAATTACCAACTAGGATAGAAGAGGAAGTTAGAAGAAGTGTTTCAACTTGGTTACCGTATATTATTGTACAAGAGGTTAATACTCTTAATGAAGAGGGTGATGATAATAAAATTTTTGTACAAGTAAAGTATTCGACTACCTTAAATCCAGATACTTTAGAATCAATAACAGTAGACGCTTCGTTTACGTCTACTGCATATTAGGAGTAATTAGATGCCACGTACATCAGTAAAAAAGAATATGGTAAAATCAGTTAATTATATTAACAAAGATTTTAGTGATTTTAGAGATAATCTAATTGAATTTGCTAAAGTATATTTTCCAGATACACACAACGATTTCAATGAAGCTTCACCAGGTATGATGTTTATTGAAATGGCGGCATATGTCGGTGATGTACTTTCATATTATATAGATTCATCTTTTAGAGAATCACTTCTAGCTTACGCTGAAGAAAAAAGAAATATTTACACTATAGCTCAATCATTTGGTTATAAACCAAAAACTACTGCACCATCTTCAGTAGCATTAGATGTATTTCAATCAATACCAGCTTTAAATCAAAAACCAGACCTTAGATATGCACTTAATGTTGAAGCTGGAGCTCAAATAACAGCTGGAAGTACTGGTACAACATTTAGAACGTTAGAAGATGTAAACTTTAAGTTTTCAAGTTCATTTGACCCACGTGAAATAACTATATTAGAAAGTGAAAGTGGAGTCGTAACTAAATTTTTAATAAAGAAAAAAGTAAAAGCTGAAAGTGGTACTATAGTAACAGAAACATTTAGTTTTGGAACAGCTACTAAATATTCACAAATTAAACTAGCTAATCCTGATGTGATTGAAGTAATCTCGTGCATAGATAGTGATAATAATACTTGGTATGAAGTAGATTCTTTAGCTAGAGATACAGTTTTTGAAGATATGGAAGCTAATACATTGAACTCACCAGATTTAGTTGAAGATAGAGAAACAGTTCCTTATATATTAAAATTAAAAAAAGTATCTCGTAGATTTACATCGTTTATTGATGAGAATGACCAAACAACTATCAGATTTGGTGCTGGAATATCAGATAATCCAGATGAGGAAATTGTTCCTAATCCAGATATGGTTGGTTCTAATTTACCAGGTAGTCCATCTAAATTAACCACAGCGTTTGACCCAAGTAATTTTTTAAAAACCAAAGCTTATGGAGTAGCTCCATCAAACACAACTCTTACAATTAAATATTCACATGGTGGTGGTATAGATGATAATGTAAATTCTGGTGATGTAACTAATATATCTAGTATCAGTTATCAAATACAAGATACCTTACTTAACGCTTCTTCAGTTCAAGAATCTAAAGATTCTGTAGCGTTTACAAATGTTAACCCAGCTACTGGTGGTTCATCTGGTCAAACAGTTCGAGAAGTTCGTGAAAGTGCATTAGCGTATTATCAAGCTCAACAACGAGCTGTAACTAAGGAAGATTACATTGTTAGAGCATATGCACTTCCTGCAAAATATGGTAATATAGCTAAAGTTCACTTAGTACAAGATGACCAGTTAAATAGAGATGCTGATTCAATAGACTTGGAGAGAAAAGTTACCACAGCTGATGTTGACGCTGGTAGAACACTAAGGTCATTTCAAGCTGGTAGGTTTTTAAATCCATTAGCTATGAATATGTATACACTTGGATTTGATTCAGATAAAAAATTAACAAAAATGAATCAAACAAGTAAAGAAAATTTAAAAACTTATTTATCTCAATTTAGATTAGTTACTGATGCTATTAATATAAAAGACGCTTATGTTATTAATATAGCTGTTAATTTTTCTATATTGACAAAAACTGGGTTTAATAAAAACGAAGTTCTACTTAGATGTGTAAGTGCGGTTCAAGATTTCTTTGATGTTGATAGAATACAGATTGGTCAACCAATTATAGTATCAGATATAGCATATCAAATATCTTTAATTGATGGTGTATCTAGTATTGTTACACCAATTGAAAATAATACTTCGCCACCCCAACCAATTGTAATTGAAAATAAGTTTAAATTAGAAGAAGGTTATTCTGGTAACTTTTACGATATAAGTAGTGGTTTAATTGACGGTGTTTTATATCCAGCCCTCGACCCAAGTATATTTGAGATTAAATATCCTAACTCAGATATTAAAGGTAAAGTAGTAGGTGATAATCAAGGGATAACGGAGTAAATAAATGCATTATTTTACATTTGCAGATAAAGATGCTACTTTATATGAAAATAGTTCAAGTTTAAATTCAGGTTTAGATGAAATTTTAGAGGTCAGAAAAGATGTTAGTGATACTGGTGCTTTTAAAGAAGTATCAAGAACTCTAATTAAATTTGATTTAAGCTATATATCAGAATCAATAGTTTCAAGATTAATACCAGATTCGGGTAGTAAAGCCGCTAGATTTTATTTAAATCTATTTGACGCACATCCAACATCTTTAGCGGCATCTCAAAGTTTATATGCGTACCCTGTAAGTCAATCTTGGGTAATGGGTGAAGGTCGTAGTTATGATAACCCTATAACAAAAGAGGGTTGTAGTTGGAATTTTTTAAAGGGTATAAATGATGGAACTCTATGGACACCAGAAGTAACTGCTTCAGGTGCTACTTGGTATCAAAATAGTCCAAGTGGTTCAGTTGTCTTTACATCAGGTTCTACAGGTAATTCATTTGGTACTGGTTCTAATGATGAGTTTAGACTTACGGTAGCTGGTACTCAATATAACTTTATAGCTACAGCGTCTAAAGCTGAAGACGGAACAATTTCTATACCAACAGACTCTACACCAAACTTTTTCTTTTCAACTGGTTCTAATACGGCTGAATTTACTGATAATTTAGCTAGTGAAATAAATAACTCTGATATTGGTATTACTGCTTCGATGAGTAGTACTAGTTCTTCTTTAGGTGGGGTTGGAACTGTAAGATTACATATGACAGCTTCATCTATTACAACCGCTGGACTTACTGATATATCATCGGTTACAGGTTCAACTGCTGGATTTACAACTGAAATTACATCAGCGGGAACTTTTGCTAGTGGAACTTTTAGTATTACACCTGGTGATTACAATGAAGAAGAAATTACTATTGGTAGTGTTGATTTTGTATTTGTAAGTGGTTCAACTTCTGGAATTTTTGATAATAATTCGACAGAAATATTTGTTTTATCAGGTTCTAGTACAGGAAGTTCTCTTGAAAATTTAAGAGATACTATTAACAATAGTGGTTCATTACACGGACTACCAATTTCAGCAAGTGTGTCTGGTAGTAATTCAGGTGCATCATCAGAGTTTTCTATTTTAATATTATCTGGTAGTCAAAGTGGTTCAGACGCTAATTTATCAGCCGCAACTTCTT